ATGATGCAAAACAAGTTGTTACCAAAAGGGTGTGGTCATCAGGTACTACCTATGACATGTATAGGGGAGACTATAGTAGAACAAATACTGCTCCAGTTTCAGGTGCAACTAATCTATATACTGCAACTTATTATGTTATAAACAGTGATTATAGAGTTTATGAATGTCTCCAAAATGGTACAGATCCTGATAACCCTAACGGAAGACCATCTTTAGATGAACCAACATTTACTGATTTAGAACCAAAATCTGCTGGAAGTAGTGGTGATAATTACATATGGAAATATCTCTATACAATTAAACCATCTGATATTGTAAAATTCGATTCTACGGATTTTATGCCCGTTCCTAAAGAGTGGGAAACATCTAATGATAATGCATCAGTAAGAGATAATGCAGTTGATGGATCTATTAAGATTGTAACTGTTACAAATAGAGGAGAAGGGATTGGTCCTGTTGGTGGTACAGAGTATCGTAATGTTCCTATTAAAGGAGATGGATCTGGTGCAGAATGTACTATTATAACAACTAATGATCAACAAGTTGATACAATAGTTATTTCTAAACAAGGATCTGGATACACTTATGGGAGTGTTGATTTAGATGCAGGTAGTGTTCCGACTGGAACTACTAGACCTGAATTTGATGTTATTATTCCTCCTCAAGGAGGACATGGATCTAACATTTATAGGGAGTTAGGTGCATATAATGTTTTATTATATTCCAGAATTGAAAATGATAATGAAAATCCAGATTTTATAACTGGTAATGATATTGCAAGAGTTGGTGTTGTTTGTAATCCCCAACAGTATGATTCTACATCACTTCTAAGTTCTGATAAAGCAAGTGCTCTTAGTGCTTTAAGATTGGCTGGAACTGGTTATAGTTCTGCTACATTTACTGCAGATTCCTATGTTACTCAAACTATTGCTACTGGATCAACTGCAGTAGGAAGAGTTGTTTCGTATGATCAAACTACAGGTGTTCTAAAATATTGGCAAGATAGAACTCTTGCTGGTTTTAATACGGTTGGAACAGCAGTAACAGAACCTCAGTATGGATTTAATTTAAATGCATTTACAGCATCTCCTAGCACTGGAGGAAGCGTAGAAATTACTCCTTCATCGGGGTCTACATTAGAAATTGATAC